CTTAACTCCGTTTTATCTATTATTTCATTACATATTTGAACTTTGGTTTTTTTATTCGTTTTAATACCTAATGCTTCCGCTTGAGCTATTATTTCCGCTCTAGATCGTTTATCGACGGCACATATCGTCGCGTTTGACTCCGTTTTATCAATTATTTCATTACATAATTGAACTTTGGTTTTTTTATTCGTTTTAATACCTAATGCTTTTGCCCGAGCTATTATTTCCGGTTTCGATAGTTTGAGAAAATCGTCTGTAGATGTAACTGAAAAGAGGGGTTGTGATTTATTCTTCTCACCCACTTCGTCCATTATTTCCTGTTTCGATTCAATCGTACATTCTATTTCATCGCATAATTGAGATTTGTTTTTCTTACCCACGGGTATACCCAATTCTTTCGCTTGAGCTATTATTTCTGGTTTCGATTGTGTCAAACAATTTACGGGTTGTAATTCAATCGCACATTCTATTGAGTTATTTTTCTTATCCACTGGTGCTAGTAGTTTCGGTTTTAATTGTGTCGAAGCCGAATTAATAGATGCATTAATTTTCGTTAATGCCTCTATTAATTCGGCTTTTTTCATTTTAGTATAGCCCTTAATTTTATTCTCTTGAGCAAGCTTTTTCAATTCGGTTACCTTTAACGATTCCATTTTATGATATAATGCTTTTTGTTATTATTAAGTCAAATTCGTCGTTCGTTAGCATATTCTAATAAAGCGATTGCGGCTGGTTGTTGTGGAATACCTTTCGATATAGCGTACGTTATCGAGTTTGCTATCAACTCGAGTGTGTAATCGTTTACTTTAGGCAGATCGATAATAATATTAAATTTAGAATTTAAACAATTTAATATTATTTTCCATTGAGCTATTTGAGATATAACGTATATCAACGGTAAATATTTCTTTTCGTAATTGGTCAAATTTTTATAATCCGGTTTTCCCCATTCCTCTAGTGTAAAAATTTCATTCTCGTGATACGGCACGTTAAGTAACGGAAATCCTTTTTTATACACGGCGCGCGCGTTTGCGCCGATGTCCTCATCCTCTTCATCTCCGTATTCGTTTTCGGTATCGTCACTGAGGTATGCATTACTATTAAACTCTTCATCCGCGTATTGACTTACGTCGCTATTTTCGCTAACGTCACTATCGTCATTTTCCTCGTATTGTTTATTTTGTTTACTTACACTAAACGAACCGGCTCCTAAACTAAATGATACTTTACGAGTATTTTCTGGGTGTTCACTGAGCGTGTCTTCGTAAACCTCTGGGTCCGCGTCTAAATTTCCGGTGTTAAAATTTATAAATATTCTTCCCACTGACCAATTTGTCATCCATTTTGCGGCCCAAGCCGTATTCGGCGCGTATTCTGTGCGATATCCTTCGACCGGTTGACTCGAATTTAGTATTATATCTGATTTAGTTATTCCCGGAATAATGTTTCCATACGAATCTACTATAGTAGGAGGAGTGGCATAAGTTAATAATGGTACGCGAACGTTATCTATCATAACATAACCGTATACGTTTTTATCTGGTATTTCCAAGGATTGATTATGCGGCTTTAAATTGGTAAAATCTATATCGTTGAAATCGACGCCGGTAAAGTACGCGAACGAATTCTTAAAATTTTGTTGATATGACGGCGTTGTATTTTGATAGTCGTACGCGTATAACGCATTTTCACCGAGCGTTGTCAGCGCAACTTCTTCACCCGTACTAATAAGTTTAACGGTATAATTTGTGCGAGTTACATCGTCTTCCGTGACATACGGACCATTGTTTATAATATAAGTCCATTTAGGAGTGAGCAACGGCTGAGACATATTCTCTTGTTTAACGAGAACCGCATTACGAGTATGTATTTTTTGCTCCGCGTTATTATCTAATGCCGTTACGCATATATCATCATCGGTTAATTGTTCTATTTCGACGTTTAAATTTTTGTATACCGTACGTACGATATCTAACCAATCTGGGTTTCCTGTTACGAAACAGTATCTTGATGTCATTATTTTATAATCTAAAAGTATCTTAAATAGATAATGGTAAATCATTTAAATTAAAATGTCTTCTAGTTGTGTTAAATGGATACAAAATCCCGGAGTAAATCCCAGAACTAATAGAAAAATTAAAATAGGAGGACCCGTATATAAAAAATTAGAAAAAGAATGCAACAAATTGTCAAAACAACCTACGGGCTCCGGAGCCGATAAAAAAAATAAAGTAAAAGGAAAAGTAGTAAAACTTAAACCACCCGTACATAAAAAGTTGATTTCTGATAGTAAAATTTCGTCATTATTTCACGACAGAGAACAATTAGCATTACAAATTAAATCTCAATTAAATTTATTACATATTCCGTTATGGAAAGGATGTGTATCTGGATCCGACACAACCTTTAAATCTAACCTTACGAATATAAAGCGCATCGGTTACGGATGTTTCGGCGAAGTATATACGATCTTACTTGGGTCGTTTAAATTTGCTATAAAAGAAACGTTACTTACGAAAGCAGAAAAAACCAAACTTGTGAAAAGTTGTACGAATTTCCCAGAAGAATATAGAATTTCTATTCTCTTACAAAATTTATTGACATCGATTCCAAATTATCTATATATATACGATAATTCGTTGTGCGATAATTGTATCGTATTCGGCAAGACTGGTTATTGTTTCAATACGATTATGGAACTGGCTGATTCGTCTATGGATGTATTGATAGAAAAAAAACTGACTCCCAAAACGTATAAAAGTATGTTATACCAATTATTAATAGGCGTAAGCGCATATCAAAATAATTATGGTATAATTCATAAAGATATTAAATTAGAAAATATACTCATTAAAAATATACCCAAAGGAGGATATCTGCCGTACACCAATATACCGTGTAAAGTAGATAACGTCGGTGTACTACTGCTAATAGCAGATTTTGGGGTAGCAGTCTCCCAGCTCCCAAAATATTCCGGTACGAATAATAATTACGGACTTAGAAATGCTAAAGTGGTTACTCTTCCTTCGGGAGAAAAAATGTTTGAACCGATAACTTGTAAATGGTCCGTTCAACTCGGCAAAAACAATACGAGTTTGGTAACGCCTTCGCCGGTGAATTGGACAGACGATAACGGTAACATCGTAGCAAAATCTACGATCAATAGATTTTACGGGAAACGAAAGTTAGAACCATCTATTCTAGTAAACCTTGATGATCCGCTTACATTTCCACCGTTTGAATTTTTTACAGACGTTCAGGATATAATTAGAATGTTTATAGGTGGAAAACGAACAACTCAACCTGGAAACCACAGAGGGTTTTTGGATATGCTTCCCACAGATATGCGTAATGAACTTGGTAAATATTCGCACAGATTTGTACCAAAATTAGATAGCGTGTATTATCTTTTCGCCGATGAATTCATGGCTAAAATATGTAAAAATTTAAAAACGTGAACAGAGTAAACGATTAATGTCTGAATTTATAATCATAAATCTACTTCACATATAAAGTAGATTTATAATCATTCTGAAACCTTATATTGTTTGGTCTAATGGACGTGTTTAAAACACTTTATCATATGTAGTGTAATTTTCTACGGCTCCCCATTCCATTAATAAATGTACTGCGTTTTGCTGATTTTTCTGACGGGCTCGATTTAAAGCCCAATTATACTCAACAGCACCCCAATCTTTTAACAGCGTCATTGCCGTTAAATGACCATTTTCGGAAGCATAAGCTAATGCTGTGTTATATATCGTAGCTCCCATCTTTTTGAGTAATTTCATAGTTGAAATATGTCCTCCTATGGCCGCATAAATTAATGCTGTATTATAATCGGTAGCTCCCCATTTTTTAAGTAGGTTTATCGCTTCGGTTTGACCGAATTCGGAAGCTCGCATTAATGATGCATCGTAATTAGTAGCTCCCCATTCTTTTAGTAATTTCATCGCTTCGATTTGACCGTAAGCTGCAGCATTTCTTAACGCATGGTCGTAATTCGTAGCTCCCCATTCTTTTAGTAATTTCATCGCTTCTATTTGATCGTGTGCTGCCGCGTGCGTAATTGCATAATTATAATCTAAATTAATAATATCCCAACCTTTAATTATTTTCATCGTCTCTATTTGCCCATTTTTGGCCGCACAACTCAAAGCATGCGACAACGAAAAAGTTACATCCATCCATTCTTTTATTAAATTTAAAGCATCTGTTTGTCCATGTTCTGCCGCACTTTCTAACGCACACGTATACACAGGTGCGCCGCGTGATTTTAAAAATTTCATTATTTCTAATTGGCCGTTTTTTGCAGCAATTGTAAATACATCATTCAGAATATTGATATCGATGGTCATGTATTTAAAAATATCTTTAATACGATAAATATCACCGCATTCTACACAGTGAATTAACTCCGTTTTTATATCAGTAGTTGCCATTTTATTTCGAATTGCGTTCGGGTAAATCAATTATTTACAGCTGAGTGTCAATTATAGTATCATTTAAACGACTTAATCGTTTACGCATCAAAAAACATGAATAGCGTAAACGATTAAGTCAATTCAGAGCTTAAACAAATGGGTATTAAATCTCTGAACCAGTTATTGAAAAAAATTTGCGGTGTTTCTCATATGTCACACGTTCCGATAGACAATTTTGAAGGTAAAAAAATTGCCGTCGACGCCGTGTTGTATATATGCGCATTTAAAACGAGGGGGTCGGCAAATTACGAATCATCTATAATAGAATTTTTAACTCTATTGCGTGAAAAAAAAATTCATCCATTTTTTGTTTTCGATGGGAATGCTCCGATCGAAAAAATCGACGAACGATCAAACAGAGCGGAAAAACGAATCGCGCAACGAACTCGTATTAATATGTTAAAACACGATTTAGAAGTATATGAAAAAACTAACGTATTGAGCGATTTTATTAAATCTTTAAATTTTGGAACTAATCGATTAGTTCCTACAAAAATATCGATAAGATCTATTCGCGATTATATTAATAAACTAGAATCACAATTAATATCTATAACTCCGGAAGATTTCGATACGATGAAAACTATTCTGGATATATACGGGGTAAAACATGTGATCGCTGACGGAGAAGGAGAATTTTTGTGCGCTGCTTTAAATCGTCACGGAATTGTTGACGCGGTGATGACAGCGGATACAGATGCTTTTCCGTGTTTAGCTCCCGTTGTTATAAACAAAATTATCGATTCGACATATTTTCAAGTTGTAAATCTTAAAGATATGTTATCTAAACTTAACTTGACAGAAAAACAATTTGTAGATTTGTGTATAATGTGTGGTACAGATTTTAATAAAAATATACCTAAAATAGGTCCCATGGGGTCGTACGAATTAATTTTAAGACACAAAAGTATAGATAACCTTCCATCCGATATAGATCCAACGATTTTAAACCATCACAGAGTAAGAGAATTGTTTGCATATACCGATATTAAGCCAGATATTGCAGTACCTTGGTGCTCTAAAGTCGAATTCGATAAATTAGCGGCGTATGTAACCGATGTCGATATAATTAAGAATCGAATATATAAACAAATAATCAAGAAGCGAGCGGATAAAAAATATACATTTTTTTGGAAACCTCATGAAATGCACGGATTTTTATCGCAATGGTATCCGTCCAAATTTACACTCGATGATATCGTATACACCTCTGCGGAGCAGTATATGATGTATAAAAAGGCTATGCTTTTTAAAGATACCAATGTAGCAAAAGCAATATTAAACACCGCTATTCCGAATCAACATAAACAATTAGGAAGAACTGTATCTAATTTTTCTGAAATTAAATGGAATTCAGAGTGTAAGAATATAGTAAAAACGGGTAATATGGCAAAATTTTTACAAAACGAAAATTTATTAACAAAATTATTGAATACTACCGGTCAATTAGTAGAAGCGAGCCCTTACGATTGCAAATGGGGAATAGGATTATTGGCAACGGATGCATATGCTACCGATGAGACTAAATGGCGAGGTGCTAATTTACTCGGTAACGTATTAACCGAAATTAGAGATGAATTAAGCTCTGTTAAAACTGCTTAAAGTAATAAGTTCGATACCAAATGTGGTGTCGAATTGTATTTCGTCAAGTTTCTACGAATAATCTATAAGATTATACGACGATGGATTGTAAACTGGGTTGACAAAGCCACCGCCAGGCGATGATGTGGCACGTTTATTATTGTAAATGTATAATCCCAAACAAATAAGAATTATTACTCCAATAATTCCCGCTAGATACATCCAATTGTGGCTTACCCACGAGTTAATATATGCCAATTTTCCTCCGTTAGACGGCATATTAGTCTTATACGGTTGATGATATGGATGTGTGGGTGGATGATTATACATTTGTTTTTCTTTCGTGTACGGCATTTTGTATACAAACGGGAAAAACTTTTAAATACATGGCTACGCGTAAGTGCAATTTACAGGTGTCATATCCTTATAAAACCGAATATTATGTTTTTTAATCGTATTCGGGAGTCGGTAATAATCGATATACTACTACAGACGTCGAATAACCAGAACGTCCCCAGCAACAATTTAAAACCGCAATTTTTTTTCCTTTTTGTCCTTTTTTTTATCCTTCTTTTTTTCGGTCGGCTGTACTGCTACTCTGGTTGGATACACCGTGTATGATATAGTTTTTAGGTGATTAACAAATTCAGTTAAACTTTCGATTAGTTGATTGACAGACAGTCTACTTCGTTGACAAGCCCACGTTGTAACGCATTGCTTTTGATCGGCGGAAAGTTTACCGAAAAACTTAAACGGCATAGATCCTTCTTCGATAAATATTTTTCTAAGAGGTTCGCGCTCCTTTTCGTTAAAAATGCCGAAATATGTTTCGTTGAACGAGCCAAGATCTACTATCAGATCGTGGAATAATATCATAATGTCGTCCATTTTCTACTCGTAAAAGAAAAAGTCGAACATGTCGGTTAGAAAAGTTACCGCACCGGTGCAGAAATGGTTTTATTTATACACGAATGAGGGTGATGAAAACATTAAAAACTTATTAGGAGGCACGTGGAGTGTTAAATATAAAAGATGGAGAATACCGATGACTATGAATAAGTATACGAGTTTATATTTACGATCGTTAGTGTTCTCGGAGCAAAGTGACGATGATATTTCTGTAGATGATCCAGAGGATGCCTTAGATGATGCCTTAGATGATGCCGTAGATGCCTTCGTGAATACTTTTATAAACGATAATACACCCGAAACCGCCGAATCCATGAATAATACAACTGTAGACGATAATGTATCTACATATACTATAACTATAGAAAACAAACAGTCATCAGAGCCGTCATCAGAGCCGTCAACGGAATCATTTACAGAGCCTATTACAATGGACTGTAGTAAATTAATGCGTAGAAAAATTACAAGAAGAAAAAAGATTCATCGCGAGAATTCGTTTAACGAATTGGCAAATTCGAGCGACGAAGAATAAATAATTGAGAATATGGATTACAAACCGATATTTTTGTTTACGCATGAGAATAGACGACATCTACCAATTTTAAAGGCAACGCATCTTTAGCAATTTCCACGTGTATATATTTATGAATAACGCTCGAAGCCAAATTAAAAAGCGAATCCATTATTGTCAAATTCGTAAGGTCAAAAAATGTTCCGTGTTCTATCCACGACTGGGGCCATTCTTCTATCGAAACGAGTCTATCTAATAATTCGTCACCGGTGTTTCGATCAACTTGTTTGCAGTGCGTATAGTTTCTTCTATCCCATTCCAGATCATCGAGAAATCCACCGTTTCTGATGAAAGTTAATTCTGCGTTTAATACGCTTATTACTAAAAATAACCACTCATTGTCGTCTAAATTAACTTTTTCGTTCTTATGTTTACTTTCGTACCACGATGTACCGTAACCTAATAAATATAATAGATAAAAAAGACAAGGCGTGGCGTATGACGTCGTCATAAAACCACCAAACAAACAAGATATATCCCATATTAATTGAATAATTTTGATTCCAGATGATGTATCAATAAATGCGGTTTCGTTTGCTGCAGTCGCGAACCGATTAATTTCAAAAGCGTAAGAAAATTGTGTTGTGTCAAATATATCATCGATATCTTTCGTAAGAGAAGGGATTCTACGTAAAGATTTGAGTAAAGGTCCGATATGTTTAATGGACCAGTGTTTCGAATCGTCGTAGCCGTAGTTCGAGCAAATGCGTATAAATAACCACGCCATTCGGTCGGTGTGTGGGTTAATAGAATCAATACTTCCCGGTGGTAATGTATTGGCCAAAATATTTTGCGCTTTGCGGATAATAGCTTCGATTTGAATGTTCATTTTACACGAGATTAAATAAGCTTAGTATATTGTTTATATTTCTTGATCACATTTGGTCAAGAAATAAAATTTGGTGAAACCTAAATGTTCATTCTGTTGGCTGAAAATTGACGCGAATTATACACATGCAATTACGGCGGCGTGTTGACCGCCAGCGCTTACAGATAACACTTTAGATTTACTGTTCATCGGTATCACTGCAGGTTCCCACTTGTCGGTTTTATGACAAAGCTGATTACTGCTCGCACCCCACGACCACACCTTTCCAACGGAATCGACCGCGTATGAAACCGTTGCGTTACACGATATACTAACACACTTTGGTAATACATCGATGCGCGTTAAATGTTCCACGTCTTGCTCCGTATTTATTACTCCTAAACCTAGTCGACCAAAATGTGGTCTACCCATAGCGTAAACATTACCAGTTTCGGTTAACGCCAATGTATGATGTTGGCCGCAAGCAATTGCTACCCAATTGGCGTTCGGATTAAACGTCGGACTTATCGTAGGTTCTGAAATGTAAACATCGGTTTCATCGTGATTCGGAAGACCTAATTGATGATAATTATTTAGTCCCCATGCGTATATGTTTCCGGTTTGAACTTCTCTGGCGAATGAAGAATATTCTCCAGTCCATATTTTGTCAAATCTTGAATTTACTGAAATCTTTCCCATGGTATCGGTCCATATTCCTCTTATTTCGCGTCCCAACTGCCCATTTTCTCCCACACCCATGCTATATACTATATTCTTACGAGATAATGCTAATATGTGGTTAGCACCACTAGCTATAGCCGATACTCCTGTCATAATCTGCATCGGATTATACATAATAATTCCAACTTGTCCGGTATTTACACGAAAACTACCCCAAAAATATAATTTACCAGACGCCGATAATGCTAAAGAGAAACTATCACCTGCCGATATATCTATAATAGTTTCGGGTAACTCGACCATATCGGGCACATAATTTTCATCTTCACACGTCGTGTCGTGACCGATAGGCCCCCCGTCGTTACATCCAAAACTCCATACTTTACCGTTTTTCGTTAAAAATAACGTATGTAAGCCACCGCATGCGACTTTAACGCTATTTTGTGATATATTAATTTTTTTAAATTTACACGCGTATGGTATATCCAAACCCAGTTGACCGAATACGCCTTCTCCGATTGTAAACACGTAATTTGTACACGATTTATCGTCCGTGGGATATAATAATTCTAAATCTAATCCTTTTCCTAACCTAGATGATCCGAATGGGTAATTTTCGATACACTTATCACTGCAAAACATAACTTTCTGCTCATCGTGAACGCTTTTATACATCGGAATAGCCATGCCGATGTTACACGCCGAACAATTTATAACGTTTCCAGATATAATAGCTCTAACGTGTGTAAATAATCCAGGAGCTAATTCTTCTGATACGTATTCGGTGCTTTCAAAACTGTCGACTTTTTCTTCAACAATTTCACGCGGTACTAATTGTGGAGGTATACGTTCGCCCGGTACGTGTTTTAAAATAACAACGGGCGCTTTCGTTATACCTATCGGTCGTTCTTCCTGAACAGGTATTAAACTTTCGTCGTACATTTCTTTGGTTTCGACTAACAGAGAATTAATATTATTAATATTGCGTATTACGTATGCAACCGCGTTATCTCGATATTGTCTACCATTGGTGCATACCTGTTCGTACCAATTATTTTTAACTCTATACCACCCGCTGCCCGGAATGACTTCGTAAGTCGTTATATATTCGGACGGAGCGCGAAGTGCAAATCCGTTTAATTTACCCGGTAGTTTTAATTTTCCCTGTTGTACCATACGAGTTATCCACGGTGCCGATCTATAATTGCTTTGACATTTCGGGATTAAATCTGTTGTAAATCTAGTATGTTCTCGTTGTTCTTCGGCAGATTCTTGTCTATGTATAATTTCGGGTCTAACACCGGCTAATATTTTTTGTATCAGCTGAGATTTAGATGCAGTTTGCGCCACCGTAATACCTTCTTGAATCGCTATCTGATGTAAGTCCGCGACAGATTTTTTGTTCAAGTCTTGTTTGGTATACTTAAGAAGTTGTATTTTTCGTTCGGATTGAGGAACAGTCGGTTGCGCGATTTTTTTAGGGAGATTAGGTATCGATGTATTAATTTTTATATCATTCGGAGACCTATTTACAATTATATTATGCATTTCGCGAGCTTCTTTCGTTTCGGAAATACGTTTAAACGCGGTATAAGCGTCATTATTATGCGCTGTAGTAAAAAACATCGGAAGAAGACTCATCGGAACTGTATTCTTCACATAAGCAAGAATTTTTACCAATTGGTCATGGCCTGGGTATTCTTTCAGATTATAAATATAATTGATAGATTCGTCGATTTCTTCCGCCGATTTTCCGAAGAAAAAAGAATAAGGGTTGTTGCGTTTAAAATTGTATTTTATAGCTCGAGCTTTAACCAATTTTTCTTTCGCCGGAACCGTAGCTCGTTTGCGTACCTGTTTTAATACGTTAACAGATGTCATTTTATTCGATGAAAAGAAACGTAATATTTTAATAATAATCGATATCGTCCGTATTAACCGTTACTTTAATAACGCCTAACGACGATTCGGCTAACATCATTAATGGTTTATTTTCATGAACGCAAACTTTAATGGGTTTGGTCGCAAACGATGCCAATTTTCCGAGTCGTAAAAATATTCCAGATTTAAATTTTTTGTAATAGATTTGTTGCTGAGATGTATCTTCTGTTCCGAAAGATATTCGTTTAGAATCTATTCCAGACAATTCCGATGAAAATATCAACTGACCAGACAGTACCGTAATGTCGATATGTTCTACTTTAGAAAAAGATTTACATATAGAATTAAACGCGGTAGTCGATATTGTAAAATATTTAGATAAATCGTAATCGTAAGTCGGTGCCGGACTTACATTTTGTGCACACGTAAAAGCGATAATATACGAAATCGAATGATCGTCTGAATACAATACACGCACTTCTAAAGTAAAAGGTTTAGAAATTGTTAACGTAATGGCAGATTTATTTTTTAATCCTTTGAAAAACCCGTTAACGTGAGAGCCGATCCCAACGTACATGGGCTCGTCATACGTATACACGTATGATTCAAATACTTCCGCAGGCAATGCAACGCGTATAGTCGCATTATTTATCGTTGTAAGCTCGGTTTCGATTCCAGATTTAGAAATAGTAAGTACGGAATCGTTAACATTGGAAAATATAAGTTCGAATATAGCTTTAAGTTTGCCCGATTGATTTGTCCGCGCAGAAAACATTTTAAAGTAATTATATATATAGTTATATGATTCGATTTTTTGAAATATGATTTCAACCAACTATATTTCGATTTACATTTTTTAAGACAATGGCAACCTGTAAGTTTTTGCTGGAACTCGTTATTCCTGAAAATAACTACAACAAATTGTTTACTCGCGAGCGAAAGAAAATTATTCGATGGATACGAATGAATTGGGCATACGATCAAATCGATGAAGGTAAGCGGTTAGATGTTAACAAAAAATATTTGGATGAATTGAATCCAAATTTTACTAATTTAGAAAGACTAGTTTGTGCCGCTTACCTTCAAGTAAGCGAAGCGTGGAATAGCAACAACCACGACTTGTCGACTATTACAAAAGAAATGAAGTATAATTGTAAAAGTTCTGTAATTACCTGGAAACTTCGCACATTGCTTCTGGCTTACGAATATATGAGATGTTGGCACGAATGGCGTGATTTAGGGCTTGTAGATTCTTGTAGTGAAAATGAAAGTATTCTTTATGTTTAGGTTTTGTCTTTCGTTACTATATTTGGTAACGAAACCTATTTGTTAATATTATACGTACGTAATACGTATATTACTACCGGTTGGTTTATCAAACCCATATAGTTCTTTTGCCGCTTCTAAACTCATTTCTTTCTTACCATATCTTTTATTTACATAATTATGGGTATCGACGAAAAACGCGAATAAATTTTCTTTAGACGATACCACTTTATTCAAGTCCACAGTTTTTAAGAAATCGTAAAAATGTTCTTTACAATTAATACACGGAACTAATAACGGTAAAGTCGTTAAAAGTTGCTTCATATTTTCACACACCCATAACGTCGGCCGCCGCGGATAACTATTTGCAGCATTATGTAGTACGAACCAAAACGGTGGACCGAATATATCTGGATCGTGACTATTACCGACTATCGAATTTGATATCGTCATGTTTAACATAGGACTATTATCAAAAGAAGCATACATAATATTAGTGCGTCGTGCGTTCGAAGGTAGTATAAATTGAGATTTATCCATTTTCTTGGCATTCTAAAAATGTCAGCTGATCAAATACACCGGCTTCCGTATAATCAACAACAACCGTCTCCGCAAGACATGCGAATAATGAACGCGATGCTCGGATCTAATGGTGCGTCGTGTAACAGTCCGTTAAAATTTATATTATCTGGTGTAATATTTTTCGTACTTAGTATGCCGTTCGTCGATACATTTCTTAAAGAAAAAATCTCGGCATCGGAGATAGTAATAATAGCTATTAAAACGGGAATATTTTTAGTTGTATTAATGTTAACGCAACTTATGGGATGGTAAATTCGTCGAATCGACACCAAATATGGTGTCGACCTATCACCTATTTATGACTTAAACATCTTGATGCACCTGGATTGCGTTCTACAGATGGGGCACGCACTCAACGCAGCCGCACACGCTTCACAACAAGCCACGTGTCCACAATTTATGAACACTGTATTGCGTTCTGCGTCCATGCAGATAGCGCACATCGATCCTTCTGTCACATCAATGCGTGTACCAACTTCTGCCGCCTTTGGCACGGAAGCGTCGAAATATCGCCTGGCGATATGTCCCTGATTACTTGCGTGTAACGCTTTGACGAAACACGCATACATGTACTGGCTGCTACGTTCAATCCTTTGCAAAAGGGATGAAGCTTTTTTAACTTCATCCCGCTCCGCCATCAGTTCTTTAAATGTCATAACCGTTAAAACTTCGCGCATTAAAAGCACTACCGGGTTGATGTCGATTTGTGCTAACACTTCGTTGAAATTGTCTCTCAACAAGCGAAGCTGTTTATCCGTCAACACAATTAACTCTAATGGGTTGACTTCCTCCACTTTGGGAGTTTCGGGCTGTGGAGGGTGTCTCCATCGGTCAGCGAGCGCTCGTTCGCCAATCTTCTCAACCGCATTTAAAAAAACCTTATAACGATCTTCCGCATCCCTTTGCAGATGCTGAAGCAGTTTGTTCATCTTATCAGTACCACCCGAACGCAACGACCTCAGTTGAATCGCTGTCATTATAGATGACAGCTCATTTAGCAACTCATCCGTCACATCGAGATTGTTGCATATGTCACAGAAATGCAAATTAATCAACTCTTGCGCACTCATAGAATTAGCCATTATGAAATCGTTTTAATTCACGAATAATATTATTGTTGTGAAAAGTTAAATAACAATCATTTTCACTAGTTATCAATCACACATTTATTATGAAATGTAAGATGGAATAATTTCGATAGTATTTTTCGAATTTTCATCGGGATTTATTGGGTCGAGTAAATATTTCATAAAACCTCCAAAATCTGTATTCTCCGGAACATTAGCTTTTCTACGTCCGGCTTGATATCTTTTAATAAACTCGTCTTCGTATTCCGGATGTTTAGTTGCACTTTCGATAATCTGTTGTCTTACATTTTTTTCCATGGATATACATTCGTTTGCTTTTGCGGTATGTTCTTTAATTCCGTAACGTAAATGCGCCAATTTAACTCTAAGCTGAACATACGTTTCAGCGGGATCTTCGCTTTGGGTTATTGTGACACCATCGTCGGTTACCAGTGCCTTACGTCTTTCTTCGATCGCTTTAATTTCTTTTTCTTCCTCTTTTCGTTTTGCTTTAACGTTGTCAGATATTACTTTTTCTATTTTATTGCTAATATCGACTTCGGTAAGTTCGGAGGCGTGTCCTTTATTAATTAAGGGAAACGGTACTCCCATCATTGCCGTATAAATAGAATTGGTCGAATCGACATTTTTAATGAGATCTTCCGCTTTCTCGGCGGCTTCTCGTTCTGTATGAAAAGCTCCTCTTATTTTTGCCACTCCTAAAAATCCATCTTTATCGGCAGTTGCACCCGCTGATTTTACGTAAGAAAATAATACGTAACGAGGTTCTCCGTATCTATACGGATCGTCAAATCTTCTATTTACCGCTCGAAACTGTTTATAAGCAGTATATAACTCTGCAACAGCAGCGGTACATTCTTCCTTAGATAATGGCGCTTCATTAGGATTTACGGGTATAAAACTATCCATTTTAATCATCATCGATATAATCTTATATAATTATTTTCTACATCAAATGTAATGTAGAAAATAATACAAAACTAACTAATCAAGGTCGCTGTCATCCTCCCACTTGGCCTCCATGATTTCGACATGCAACGCACGCGATCGGCCAAATTCTAAATAATCGCTGTAATCGGAGTGCGACAAAAAATGTAGCTTACACTTTTTCTCCGCCGCACATTCACGACACTTTCTCACAGACGCCGGTTTTCGACATTGGCTCCTTGTAAATTCATCTCTGTGACGATGACACTTGCAACCCGAACAATGAAAATACAACATGATTGCGATTAGATAGAATACATATTGTATTTGGTATTATCAGTCGCTAATCAAATTCAAAGCTTCGGCGTCACATTTTTAACAAAAGATTCTAACTTATCGGCTAATGTTTTAACCGATGCGTCATGTTCGTCGGATTTTAAAGGTATAACATTAACCCTATCGGCGTACAACGCGTCATATTGATTTTGTACTTCTTTAAGATGTTCTATAGATAAAGATTTTTCACATGTTCGACCTCTGCAATTCATTCTATCGTAACATGTATTACAATCGGTTGTCATCATAAAGGTAATGTTCGGAGACCAAGTCACTAATTCGTAAACTTTTTTGAGTAAAATATATTCGTCGTCCGTTAAACACCCTTTTGAATACCATGTATTCGTAAATACCATTGTAGACACGGGACATCGTTCGACGAATACTATTTGAGACTCTAGTTGATCGATATATTTTTTCTGAGAAACCATAGAATTTAGTGCCGCTATTTGAAGCGTAAACGCCCATCGGGTAGAATCTATATAACATTTATCTAAAACCCACATCCAATCGTGAATGTCTTCGGTATATACCGTATATCCTCTATTTTTCATTTCGTCCAAAATGGTGCTCTTACCAGCGCCAATATTACCATCTATGCATATTATATACGGTGCCATTTAATTTAAACATTGTGGTTTTTTTAAAAATTATAAATCAAATTTATCGATTATTGTAATCCGAAGACCCAGGACGATGCAATATAATTAAAATGAATCTATTTTACAACAAAATAATATTCGTATTATCTATTGTAGTCTTAATCGGATTATTTATTTATAACTTAATCATGGGAAATAAAGGAACCTATATGAATCATAGCAAATTAATATTAACGTCGGCCGTACAGGAACTCGGATCTACGTTCGTGCCGAAAGATTCTCGTACTAAAAAACGTAAAGAAAGTGCTGGAGAAATGGAATGTAGACGAGTGGCCGAAAAGCTCACTGGTAAATCATTTCCTAAAAAAAGACCTGATTTTTTACGTAACGACATTACTCGGTCGAATCTAGAAATCGACTGTTACTGCGATGAACTTAAATTAGGTATAGAATATAACGGAATTCAACATTATCAATACAATCCACATTTTCACGCATCAAAAGACGCGTTTTATAATTTAAAATATCGAGATCAAATGAAAACTAGATTATGCGCCGAAAATGGTGTTAAATTAATCATAGTTCCATACACCGTGCGTATAGATGACATAGAAGATTATCTTAAATATCATATATAAAAAAAATAAAAATACAAATATTATCTACAACACATTTGCTGTAGATAATATATTCGATACGCGTGTTTTTATTCTTTAGATTCCGTTAAATCGCCCGTTAAATCGGTATAAAATTTCAACGCGCACGGGTGAGCTTTAAATTTCGATAAAGACGCATTTTCTAATATTAACGAGTCGTGCGATCTTACTCTGCTTATAGCTACATATGCCTGACCGTATTCGAATACACCTTCTAAATTTACGTATGCGGAATCTACACTCATACCTTGAGATTTATGACAGGTTATTGCCCACGCTAATTTAAGAGGTAGTGCGTATATAGTTCCGTAAACTCGATCGTCTTCCTTTATCTCAAATCCGTGATGAGCAATCACGACCGTGGCTCCGTTAATAAATTTTACTACTGGCATGTCATTCGCAAAGTCTATTACAACGCCTCGACTTCCGTTTACGAGTTTAGCATCTTGATCTTTATTTATCAAAAGCATAACTTGCGCCCCTATAGTTAACGTTATGCGTTTAGGCGCCGGACAATAAAGTTCCGGTTTAATGACTATGTCTGATTTAGAAAGAACGACATCCATTTCGTAAGTATTATAATTTTCACTTTGTAAATTCATTAATTCTCTATTGTTTAATTCATCCACGTCAACATTTTTACACATAATTTGCGTAGGAATAATACCCTTTTTAATGTTTGATCGAGCGAGTTCGCCCCCCGATGTTAAATACGTCAAGTCTGTGTCGGAAAGATTTCCGGTTCGCGCGTTATTAAGAATACGTTGAAATTCGATATCTTCTTGACGTTTAATATCGCACAACACGAATGGTACCAAATTAAGTCTGCTCCAGCATTTTGCTTTAAAACAAAATTCTCCGCCGATGGTTGGTAATTGAAGAAAATCTCCGGATAAAAGTAATTTAATACCACCGAAAGGATCATTCGATCGTTTAATATGTCTGGCAACGTACTCTAGTTTATCCAATAATTCCGCCGATAACATAGAGATTTCATCGATAATTAAAAATTTGAGATCGTTCCATACTCTTTTGTTTCTCGATACTTTCTTAAGCAGCATATCCGCGGGCTCTTTTGCCAATCCGATGCCCAGAGAAGAATGTAACGTTCGTCCATTGATTAAAATAGCTGCCGCCCCCGTCATCGCGGTTACCATGCAACTTTGACATTCTTCTTTGATAACGGATATAACGTACGATTTTCCAACACCACCCGGACCGGTCATAAGTACGTTAGAACCTTGATTTACAGCAAATACGATCTCGCGTTGCTTATCGGATAACATAATTACCCGAATAATATGATATTTGGATTAATTATTTCAAATTTTAGACGCGCGACCGAATTTTATTAATTAATCGTAATTGCTACGAATATTTTTAATACATTGTTCATTCGGGGTTTTAAGAGGTTAATCGTTGATAATTTTAAAATATGATTTAGTTAACGTATAAATATCGATTACGAATTAATACATTTACACCAAATCTATAAAATGGCAGCTATCGAACTTGATAACTTTTGTATCGACAATATTGGATTTGAATTACCGCAAAAGAAACAATTTACTAATGGTAGCTACCATCGTATACCAATAACATATACAACGGATAATATTAAATCAGAATTATGTATTGCAACTAATACACTTATGACATGGGGTATACAAGAAAATCGAAAACAAACGGCTATAAACGTAAGAGATGGTCCTATAGAATATTATACATTACCGCTCGTAATATCCGACGAGCAAACGCGAGATGTTCTTACGAGTATATTCAACGCGTGTAGAACACATATAGACAAAAAAGATGTTAAAGTGGCGATGGGTAAATATAATTTAGCTCCGGAGAGTATGCAGCCCTTTTATTGGAAACGAGATAGTGTCACCGGGGACGTAATAGAGGGATCTCACCCCACTTTGTATCCTAAACTGTTAACGAAATACCAAAAGATTCAATCCGTAGATACGCCACCCGTTATATCAACGGAATTTTTAGATAGGGATGAAAACCCAATAGACCCCCAAACACTAATAGGTTGTCGCGCTCAAATAGTAGCGGCTCTTACTATTAAAGAAATATATATTGGGTCGAAACCTAGCATTCAAATTAAGGTAAACGATGTAATAGTATTGGAAAGAATGACGCAATTCACCAGACGATTAGGATCAGTGTTTAAGAAAATAATGGATAGACCACCTTCGAACGTATTAGAATGCGCGTTGGAATCTGAAACTGAACAAAAAGAAGATGAAGTGTCTGAAGCGCCCGTTGTGGAAGATAAAAAGACATCACCCGTTTTCAATGCGGATAATGTAGTTAAAAAATATAAAGTGGTACCAAGACAGAAACCTCTCGAGGGTAGATGTGTTTAAATAAAATTCACAGTCTATACCACATTTGGTATAGATAAATATGATCTTATCGAAATACTACGCGCAGATCGGTTACGAATTAATGGAAATACGTGGAAGTTATAGCATCTCGACCATAGATGGTCATAAATCGGACGAATGCAAATCCGCCATGCAAAAATACGCACGAAGAGGAATGGCGGATAAGATGTATTACGCTGTACAACAACTTAACGGTTTAGTACGCTACGATAAACCGGATAGACGAGATAAATTATCTATCATAAAGTCTATCCGTACGAACACGATCAATAGGTTATCCGTAATTCTGTTCGAAGATGTATCTTATAAAGATATCGTGGTATTCGAAAACGTGTGTAGTCTTATAAAATTGTGGAAAACGTCTAGATCAGATAAAATTGAAGAAAACGATGGAAGCTCGATATTAAAAGAAATATGCGTGTACATCGCATCGGCTAAAAAAGCGCGTCAACCATCTTTTTTACGTAACTATTACGGACATCGCTCGCAGAAAGTTTGCAAAACAGATTTCGAAAAAATGATGGCTTGCAATTCGTCGTTCGATAATTCCTTTTCGTGGGTTTATCAGAACGAATACGACGCGGTTACGTGGCTTCGGGAACAACGTTTTCCGGATAGAATAGTTCCGTTGGTCAAATATTCTCTACTCGAATGGAAGAGATTAAAAAAATCCCCACGAGCTTCGGATCGGTTAATATTTTTAGTAGTACCAATGTTATGGATAAAATACGGATGGACCGATTACGATATTACACCTGCAATTTTCGTCGATATCGTGAAACTAGATAGATTCGATGAATTTGTATACGATATGCACACGCGCAAGGGAGGTTCGAAATCAACGTTTGTATCGGAAGGTTCTATCGTAACGAACGAAGACGTATCAGCAGTAGATTGTCGTATGAAGCAATTGTATTTATTACAATTAATGCCTTTAAAAACTATCTCGATTCCTGTATTTACCAACGTAGAAATGATTACGGAAGGATTATGCGGTTGGAAACTTCCGTGTTTTTACGCGGTATACGAAAGAGAAAAAAAGGTCGTAAAACCATTTACATCTGGCTTAAATTACGGATTAGATTACGCGTACGTCGATGCTCAAAAGACGTATTTTGGACTCGTATCGTTACACATAAAACTGGTAGAAATACCAGGATACGCGGTTGTAAAACAAAAAACCGGACAGTTCGAGTTAATAACAAATTCCGATACTAGACAAGTATTCGCAATCATGGATAATATACTTCATAAAGGAGATTTAGGTAAAAATAAGTATTTGTTAAACGACGAGGCGAAATACGATGAAATGCTTAAAA